AGTTGCTGTTGCTCGTAGTTGCGCTTGAACTCCAGCAGTTCATCAACATTGACTCCATCCGGCAGCTTTGGGGCTTTGGATTTGGCTTGACGCAGCTCGGCAATCAATTCTTGATTCTTGCGTTCTAGCGCTTCAACGCTGCGCTGCAACGCTTCAGCTTCAACCCCAGTAGTCGCAGACTCTTGGGTTTGTTGTTCATCAGACATGGATAAGCCGCAGGCTTAATTACGCCTCTACGTTACCACTTCTCTTTATCTGCCCAATAGGCAGCAGACATCTTGCCCTTAGCGATATTGCTAGCGTGACGCGCCTTGAAAGAAGCTCGACGTGCTTTGGCCGCGGCAGATTCACCCTCGCGCGCCGGACTGCCGCTGACGCCTTGCTGACCAAAGCGGATCAGCTTTACCTTGTCACCTTCTTTGGCGAGCACCGCGTGCGATTTGTTTGGATGCTTTGGCGTCCGCTTCGGTTTGTTGTAGCCGTCAAACTGCTCGCCGCGGTAGGTGATCATTTCTTGGGCTTGCGAGGCTTGGCAGTCTTAGCAGCCGCCTTGAAATCAGCGGCACTAGGGCGATCAGGGTCACCTTTGCGTGCCATGCGCTCCTTGCTGCCAGCCGCAATGCGCTTGCGCTTGGCGGCGATGTTGGCATATAGGCCAGGCTTCTTAGCCATCACTTCTTACCCTTGCGTGATTTGCCGGCCTCAGATAGAGCAATGGCTATTGCCTGCTTGCGGCTTTTTACTTTTGGACCCTTGCCGGGACCGGGCTTGCCGCTTTGGAGCGTCCCCCGCTTGTACTCGCCCATCACCTTGGCTACCTTGTCCTTCTTCTTGGCCATCCCGCCATTCCTCAATACCTGTTAGCAGTGTAGAGCCGTCTGCTGTTGCCCAGCCCTTGTCGGTGTAAATAGCTGGCACCCATGCCTCGCCATGCAGGACCTCTACGGGATCACTTGAGATGAAGTAGATGCCAGCATTCTGAAAATGACGAAGGCTAGGCAGGCCCATATCGTGCGCGGAGCTGATCTAAGGTTAGCTCTGAGCCGTCATCACGAACTAGCTTGGCGATGGCATCGGTCGGGCCATACTTGTCAGCAAGCCGGTTGAAATATGGCACCTTGTTGGCGCCCAATGCCTTGGCCTTGGTTTCAAGGCCTTGCTTTGCTAGCCACTGCCCGTAGGTTTGATCCGCCGGCACTTGGCCGCCTGCTGATGCACGTTTTGCTGGCGGCGGCGGCGTAAAACCTAGTTCGTCGTAGTCAATCACCGGCACCGTGGTTGATCTGCAGTTGAAGTGCTGCGGTGGAGTCGGGCCTTTGCCGTATTCAAACTCGCGGCCATCCAATGCACGGCAAATGCTGCTGGTGCGGGTATCCAGTGTTGCCACATAGCGATACTTCTTAGTGATGTCTTGATTTGCCTCGTATACCTGCTGACTAGCTGCATTAGCTACTTGGTTGATGCTGGTGCGCACAAGGCTAATGATCTGATTGTCGGCAACTGCTGTTGCCTGGCCACCTGCTGCAACTAGCTGCTTCACCGTTTTAGCCTCTTCGCCAAATTCAAGGTTTCCGATCAGCCGTTTGGCAATGGCTGGCGTCGGCTCACCAGTCAGCAGACCTTGCCGCACGACTTGCGAAAACCGCTCAGCCTGATCCACTGCGATGCCGCGGAATGCTTTGGTGACTACTTCGCCATTTGGCAATGTGATCGTGGCACCTTGCGCTGCTGTGAGGCTGTAGGTCTGCGGTGAGCCGTACGCTGCGGCGAACAAATTATCGCTCAAGGTCACCACATTGATCTGCGTTGGGTCGGTGGTGACGACCGACTGCGCAAATTGCGGACTGATCTCAACGGTGCGCACCGCATCACGTGCACCTGCCGGCAATGCACGCCGCAGTTGATCGGACACAAACTCAGATTGCAGTTCCGCAATGCCTTGTAGCTCTAATGCAGTCAGCTCAGTTGCATCACCCGCCCATGTTGCCAGGCTGTCTTTGAGCTGCGCAAGGATTGCGCGGAGCCGCGCTGCCTTGACTGGTGCAGACAGCTCATCAATGGTGCGCAGTTGATTGACCGCATCAATGATGATGTCGTTGTAGGCATTGATCACACGCCGCGCAACGCTATTGCTGTAGCGGTTCAGATCTATTGCATTGCGGTAGAGCGCTTCTGGTGTGCTCATCGTTCAATGCCAAGATCTTCCGGTTGATAGCCGCTGCGGATGCTGACATTAGCGCCGCGGTTTAATGCAGTGGTGATCAATGCAGCAAACGCGTCGTAACCGTTCTGACCATCTTCGTACAAGATGGTTTCATCCACTTCATCTGGCCTGCCTTCTTTGTACCAACTAATGCGCACGATGGCTAGAACCTCTTCCGGCAAAGCGCTGACGTGATAATCAAGCTCTTGTCTCCTGGGTTTCTTCGGTTCCATCCAGATCATCAGGTCCACTAAGCGATCGGTTACCCAGTCCAGCAGGTTGTAGATCAAGCCCCGCATTGGCCGTAGCCTCAAGCTCCTCATCCACGTTAAAGTCGTCGCCTAGCACATCGCCTTCGGCAAGCTCACGCAGTAGCGTTTCTTGCGTGATGGTGCCTGCGGTGTAAAGCTGCAGCAGTGCTTGGATCTCCTGCGGTTCAAGGCGTGTACCAAGGAAGTCACGGTTGACGTAGCTGCTGCCAGCAGATGTGTTGTTGCCGATGTACTGCGCATGAAACCGTAGGCAGTTGTCGATCATGTCCTGCACATTCTGCGCAATCACCATCATGGTGCTATCGCCTTGACTGCGATCAATGCGCTTTGCTTCTGCAGTCTCTGCCGATAGCTTCTGGCCAAGCACAGCCGATAACCCTAGCTCATTGATCTGCAATGCAAGCTGCTCAAGCCTGCGGAACTGATAATCAAAGCTGCGGCCAGCAGGCTCGATATATTCTGCGCGACCATCAGCGGGGAATGCGATTGCCTCGCCTGGTCCAGCGCTGACTTCCTCTGCTGCAGACGGGAAGCCGTAGAACGCCAGCATCGGCACAGCGCTGATGTGGAGTTGATTGTCTAGATCGCTCTGAATCTGATATGCCTTCAGGTTTAGCTCAGCGATGTCTTCCAGCGGCGGCCGTGACTCCATAAAGCCATGACGCTGCGCATAGGCAACTGAAAATGGAATCTCGCTGAGGCTGGTGCGGCCTTCATCGACAACCTGGAAGTCGCCGTTGTCTTGCTTCTGATGCAGCTGGAATTCACCTGGCGTCAGCACGCGGATCTGCTCGACTGCTTTTTCGCCGAAATCACCGTCAGGCACGGTGACCGTCTCGGCCAACCGCAACTGCGTCAATACCTGTCGGCCTTCCTGCTGCTCAGCGCGCCAGCCAAGGATTTGCCGTGGCGTGTAGCTCACCCAATAGGGTCGACCGCCATCAGCAGGTGCATCCACCAGTACACCAACGTGGCCATAACGGACCATCTTGCGCGTGGTTTCATAGGTCCAAACGTTGAGGTCATTGCCTTGTAGGTCAACATCAAACAATTGCTCGCGGATTACATCTGCCGTGTCATCAAGCCGTACGGGCTTACGCGTCAACATGCCAGCCAGCATCCGCTCTAGGCGTTGATAGAACGGCGGGCATACGCTGCGTGCTAGGCGGTTGTCGTAGGACTCATCTAGCTCACGCGGCTCCTGCGGCAGGTAACGGCGATGCTTGCGACGCATCCCATAGGTGCCTTGCAGCAGATCTTCAATCAGGATCCAATGCGGCTCTTGCGCGTACCATGCCGTGTTGGCATCTTGCACGCGAGTAACGCGGCGCTGCGCAATAGGCCGGTCGTATGCATTAAAGCCGGTGTACATTACAGCGCCGCAGTCATAGGTGCAGTTTAAGCGGCAGTCAGCGTGATGCTATTGCGGCCAATCTTGATGTCAAACTCAGCGCCGGGCTCGTATCCCATCTCGCGCAGGTAGCCATCACCAATTTGCAGCTTGCCGTTGAATTGCACCTTGGCCTTGTAGGTCAGGCCGCGGCCGCGCTTTGCTGTCTTGCTGCCTAGGTCAACGCCTTTGGCTTCCAGCAGCGCTTCATAGAACTGCGTGAATGCCACGCGATCCTTGATCACGTAGCCGCAAGCGCGCACCAGTTCAGACTTGGGCGCATTGCCCAGTTCTTTGACCTTGGCTAGTAGTTCGACGCCCTTGAGCATGGGTAGATGTAATGATTGGACTGATGGAGTGTAGCTTACTGGCAAGCATTTGGCCACTTGGCGCCTTTGCGGATGTTTTCAGCGGCCCATAGAGGTTGCAGATTG